AGTCTGGCGCACAGATTGTGGCGGTGTTTAAGGTCAACTCGATGTTTGGCACACGCATCCTGCACCGGGCCTACGCCAAGGACGGCAGGGATAAAACAAACGACGGGCTGGACGTGGGGCTGTTTACACAGAACGCAGGCAACAACTCTGATGTGGTCAAGCTCATGGCGAACGAGATTCCGTGCAGCGAGTACAAGTCAGCACAGTCGGAAATGGGTTTGTGGTACATCGCCAAGGGCGTTACCTATACGTGCCGCATCAGTGTTCCACCGGAGCCGGGCAGGTTTGTTGGACAGATCACAGTCGGATGGGCTACCCAGCCTGAAGACATGGACAACACCCGCGCCATGCTTCAAATCGCAGCAACTATGCTTTCAAGGAGTAAACAGTAATGGATTGGCTTAAACAAATCGCGCCCACAATCGCCACGGCGATGGGTGGCCCACTGGCGGGGATGGCTGTCTCGGCCATCTCCAAGGCAATCGGCGTAGACCCCGACAAAGTGGGCGACCTGATCTCCAGCAACAAGCTGTCAGCCGAGCAGATCGCTCAGGTCAAGATTGCTGAGATCGAGTTGCAGAAACAAGCGCAGGAGCTTGGCCTTAACTTTGCAAAGCTGGAAGTTGAAGACCGCAAGTCTGCGCGGGACATGCAAGCTGCCACGAGGTCCATCGTTCCACCTGCCTTGGCCGCAATCATCACTGTTGGGTTCTTTGGCATTTTGGGCATGATGCTGTTTGGCAAGGTTGACGGCAACAACCCAACGATTTTGATGATGCTGGGCAGTCTGTCCACCGCTTGGACAGGCATCATTGCTTATTACTTTGGCTCCTCTGCTGGCTCACAAGCCAAGACAGATCTTCTTTCTAAGGCAGGACCAGTGAAATGACTGAAGACCAACTTGAGCAAATGCACATCGACCCGTCATGGCTTGAGCCGCTGACGGCGGCGTTTAACCGCTTTGAGATCAACACCCCGGAGCGCCAAGCCGCGTTTATCGGGCAATGCGCCCATGAGTCTGCCAACTTCAAGACGCTGCAAGAGAACCTGAACTACAGTGCGAAGGGTTTAAACGCAACATGGCCCAGCCGGTTCCCGTCAGAGGACGCGGCTCAGCCGTTTCACCGTCAGCCTGAGAAGATCGCCAACAAGGTCTACTCTGGCCGGATGGGCAACACCGATGAGGGTGATGGTTGGAAGTTTCGTGGCCGTGGCCTCATCCAGTTGACCGGCAAAGACAACTACCGGTTGGCCTCAGACGCCTTGGGCGTGGACTTCGTCAAAGATCCCGACCTTGTACTGACCAAAGAATACGCAGCCCTGACCGCAGCTTGGTACTGGAACAAGCGCAATTTAAACAAAGAAGCCGACGCCAAGGACTTCACAGGGATGACAAAAAAGATAAACGGTGGGATAATTGGCCTCGCCGACAGGGTTGCGCACATCAACTCCGCCCTTAACGTACTAACTGCGTGAGGTAAGCGTGACGTTACAGAAACTCCAGCTAAGACCGGGAATCAACAAAGAGTCCACAACTCTGGCCAACGAGGGCACTTGGTTCGAGATGGACAAGGTGCGCTTTCGTTCTGGCTTTCCTGAGAAGATTGGCGGCTGGGTTGCTGATACAGGCTCTTCCGCCACAACCACTTTACCGCCTCCTACGGGATCGTTCTGGGGGACCTGCCGGTCACTGTTCAACTGGATCACGCTGTCTAGCTACAACCTGCTGGGCGTTGGAACCAACCTCAAGTTCTATATCCAGAACGGCACTGGCGGCACCTTCTATGACGTCACCCCCATACGCAGCACCACCGCCGCCGGGGATGTAACATTTGCCGCCACCAACGGCTCAACCACCCTGACGGTTACCGATACCGCGCACGGGGCGCAGGCCGGAGACTTTGTTACGTACAGTGGCGCAGTCACACTTGGCGGGGTAATTACCGCTGCCGTGCTCAATAAAGAGTATCAAGTGGCGTCCGTCACCAGCAATAACGTTTACACCATAACCTCCACCGTTGCGGCAAACGCTTCGGATGTTGGCAATGGTGGCAGCGCTACCGTGGGTACGTATCAAATTACAACCGGCTCGGATATTTCTACGTCCAATGTAGGCTGGGGCGCAGGCGGCTGGGGCGGCATCACCACTGGATACACAAGCACGGGCTGGGGTTCTCCCGCTCCCGCCGGTGTGGGCCTTGGTTCTCAGCTTCGTTTGTGGAGTCAGGCTAACTATGGTGAAGATTTGATCTTCAACCCACGGGGTGGAGGGTTGTACCTCTGGGAAGTCAACGCCAACCCAAACATTTTTGACCGTGGCACCCTGCTCACTACCGGGGATACCCCAGACGTCTGCAACTTTGTCATGGTGTCGGACTCCTCACGGTTCGTCCTTGGGTTTGGTGTAAACGACTACGGCTCCGCCGTACAGAACCCCATGTTGGTGCGCTGGTCAGACCAAGAAGACTACACGCAGTGGACACCCGCCATCACCAATCAAGCTGGCAGCTTCACACTTAGTGAAGGCTCCTCCATTATTACCGCTTCGCAGTCGCGCCAAGAAATTTTGGTTTGGACAGACTCTGCGCTGTATTCAATGCAATACCTTGGCCCCCCATATGTTTGGGGTTTTCAGATTCTTTCCGACAATTTGTCTATTGTCAGTCCAAATGCAACAGCTACCGTCAACAACGTCACCTACTGGATGGGCATTGACAAGTTCTACATGTATTCTGGACGGGCGGAAACTTTATATTGCCCCCTTCGTCAGTATATTTTTAATGACATTAACATATCTCAAGCGTTTCAGTTTTTCTCGGGCACCAACGAGGCATACAACGAGGTCTGGTGGTTCTATTGCTCCGCCGGTTCTACCGACATTGACAGATACGTGATTTACAACCATTTGGAAAAAATCTGGTCTTACGGCAACCTTGCAAGAACGGCGTGGCTTGACTCGCCGCTACGAGCGTCCCCAATGGCTACAGGATATAACGGGCAGCTTATATATCACGAAAGCGGCGTAGATGACGGCACGACAAATCCGCCCACCGCCATTACATCTTTCTGCCAATCCGCCGACATCAACATCGGGGACGGGCACAACTACGGCTTTGGTTACCGGATGATCCCGGACGTTACGTTCAACGGCTCTACGGTAAACAATCCCGCAGTTACTTTTACGCTGCGGCCTCGGCAAAACCCGGGTTCAAACTACAGCACATCAGCCACACCCGCTGTCACCAGTACGCAGAACTACCAGTCCACCCGCAATTACGAGGTGCAGCAGTTCACCGAGATCGTGTATGTACGTGTCCGTGGACGCCAAATGGCGTTCCGTATTAGCTCAAGCGCCCTTGGGGTGCAGTGGCAGTTGGGCGTGCCTTCCATTGATATACGCCCAGACGGACGGAGGTAGACATGAGTCAAAAGAACGTCCGCGCCCCCTTTTTACCCGTTGCCCCCACAGAGTACGATGACCGGTACATCAACCAGCTTCTGAGCATTCTGCGGCTGTATTTCAACCAACTGGACAACGCAGGCCCAATGACGGCCTCCACAGAGCGAGTTGGCGGGGATATTGTTTCGGGCTTGAGTTTTTCCCAGCCAGATCCAACAGCCCCCAACACCTTCACGGTTAGCTTGCCAACGCAGGCAGACTTGGGTAGCCTTCGGGTGGGGGACATCTACTACGACACCACCGCCAGTAACGTGCTGAAAGTAAAAGTATGAACTATCCAATACAATCTTACGGTCTGGGCGGTTTAAACACCGTGCAGAATATGTCTGATCGAAACGTGGCTGAAACCCTGATGGCAAATGGCGGTCAGCGCTTTGCCGGAGGCGGAATTTCCAACATTCAAAGAATGGCCGCTGGTGGCGTTCCCAAATACACGTATGACCCAATCACAGGAAAATACACTCCTGTGGATGCAGCAACGGCGGCGAGTTCTGATGTGCCCAAATACACATATGATCCTGTAACCCAGCGCTACACACTGGACACAAGCATATTAGAAACAAAGAAAGAAGAGTCTGGCAATTCTGATGCAGGCTCTAGTGGCTCTGAGCCTGCTGCACCAAGTCCATTTAGCGAACTTTCGCCTTCAGAGCGAGCCGCATATTACGCCGCAAACCCAACGATGGCTGCTATTACGCAGTTGGGTCAAAAAGGTTTCGGGCTTACAGCATTGGGTATGGCGCAAAATTACTTTGACCCCAGTATTCAAACTAAAGCAGGTATGGAGGCAAGAGGGATTGACCCCGGTACAGGCTTGATGGGCCAAGGCAACAGAGGCCCAACAGGTTTACACGGCGATTTTGGCGTCTTTGACCGCAGTGGCAACCTACTTGGGTATGACCCTAGCATTTATTCCAACTCCACTGATTACAGCATTCCTTCAAACGATCCTTTTGCCGGTATCTCGGCGAGTCAATCCGCACAAGCGGAGGGTGGTCAGGGTATTGGCGGCGGGGATATTAGCGGGGCAAACGCAGATACTCCCGCTCTAGCCAGAGGCGGCATTGCTGACCTCGGCGACTACTCCGATGGCGGCAGACTCCTGCGTGGCCCCGGCGATGGCGTCTCGGACAGCATCCCCGCAACGATTGCCAACAAGCGCCCAGCGCGGCTTGCAGATGGCGAGTTTGTCGTTCCCGCTAGGATTGTTTCGGAGTTGGGCAACGGGTCAACCGAGGCAGGCGCTCGCAAGCTCTACCAAATGCTGGCCCGGGTGCAGAATGCCCGTAAGAAGTCTATCGGGCAAGGCCGTGTAGCGGTCAATAGCCGCGCAGAAAAACTGCTGCCTGCATGAACGTTCAGCATGTCCCAAACGAATGGGTCAATCAGACATGGCCGCATGTTGCGTCTTATGTTGAGTCTGCGCTGGCTTATTCAAAGGGCGAGTACACAGCCGAACAGGCCAAGGTCATGGTTACCACGGGCCAGTGGCACCTGCTTACGCAGCCTCGATGGGTGCAACCTGCATCGAAGGCGCAGCGAGAGATTCAGTGGCCCGTCTTTGGACCCGATACGGCTTTGAAGAGAAATACAGGATTGTAGGAGTCAAATTATGAACCTCTCACGCAGACAACTCGAAGCATTTGGCGAGCCTCTAGGCGACAGCGTAACCCGCAAAGAAGCTGGACGCATCATCTACGGCGGCGGTGGTGGCTCAACGTCCACGTCCAAAACCGAAATCCCAGCGTACATGGAGGAGGCGGCGAAGGAGGGCGTAGGCAGAGCCAGAGCGCTCACCGATACCACGCAAAACCCATACGAAGCCTACACCGGCCAACGTATCGCTGAATTTGATCCGCTGCAAAACAAGTTTTTTTCCGGTGTTGAAGCTCTAAGGCCGTCTAGAGATATTGGAGCAGCATCAGATATTGCCGGAGAAGCCTCCAAGAGAGCGTTGGGCATAAGTTATGACCCGTATCAGACGGGCGGGTTTGGGGCCAAAGCCAGTGAGTACATGGACCCGTACATGCAGAACGTGGTCAATATTCAGCAGCGTGAAGCTCAGCGGACGGCAGACATTCAAGGCACTCAGCGTGGCGCGGACGCCGTTAAGTCTGGTGCTTTTGGCGGTAGCCGACAGGCCATCATGGATGCTGAAGCGGCTCGCAACCTAGCAACGCAGCAGGGCGACATTCAAGCCCGTGGGCTGCAAGAATCTTACGCAAAAGGACTGGATCAATTTAACAAAGAGCAGGCCATGCGTGAGAGTTCACGTCAGTTTGGAGAGGGATTGGGCCTGAAGGGGCTTGAAGCCGCCTTGACCGCTTCAGGCAGACTGGGCGAGCTTGGCACTGCCGGTTTTTCTCAAGAGGTGGACACATTGGGCGCTCTACAAAAAGCTGGCGCTCAGCGTCAAACGCAAGAGCAATCAAAGCTACAGACTGACTACGAAGAGTTTCTCAAGCAGAAGAAGTATCCGTATGAGCAGCTTGAATTCATGCAGAACATTCTGCGTGGTACGCCGTATAGCACAACGTCCAGCACATACACGCCCGGCCCCTCCACCGGACAGCAGTTGCTGGGTCTGGGCACGTCTTTGGGCGGTGCGTATTTGATGGGTCCAGCAGGCGGTGCGGCTGCTTCAAAAGCGTTTGGCTTTGGCAGGAAAAAAGGGGGCATGGTCTCCACCAAAAAGATGAAGTCAGGCGGCTTGTCTGAGTTGGCCATCTCAATGTTGTAAGGCGTGTCATGAGAATACAAGACTTTTCCAACACTGCTGAGTTCTTGGCAACACTGAGCAAAGATCAGTTAAAAGAATACGCACAGAACAACGCAGGAAACCCCTACCTTGTCTCTTTAGCTCTATTTGTTTCTGATCAGCAAAAGGCAGCGGAAAGAAATAAACAGGCCAA